TTATTGCGCTGCAGTATAGTCTTAGTTATCAGGCAAATCAAGTAATTATAAAAGTAACAATAATTTAATTATATTAAACCAAAAAAAAATGAAAAAAGTAAAAGAAACCAAAGTCGAAAAGATTAAGGCTGAAGAGCTAGAAAGCCTTCAAGCAATCGTGCAATTAATTAACCAAACTCAGCTAAGCATTGGCGGGCTAGAAGTTCAAAAAATGGAGCTTCTTGGCAAATTAGACAAAGCAAAAGAGGAGCTTAATGTATTCCAAGTTAATCTGGAAAAATCTTACGGCAATGTAAGCGTTAGCTTAGTTGACGGAACTATCGCGGAAAATGCAGATAATAAGGAAGATTAGTATTGGGAAAGACTATAAAAATGACGCCATGCACTATTCTGTTGGACAGGAAGTGTATGGTGGTCATACTATAGTGAATATACTGGAGGAATCTGATAAGTACTCTGTATATATACAAAAAGGTGAACTAGTAATGCCGTGGAAAGACTTTAACAAGAACATGGCAATATCCATCGAATATGATCTTAAGTGGTAATGCAAAGCGTATACAACTTTATAGTTAGCCCTAAAGAGGGGCGATCTACTAGCGAAAAAAAAATAAACGGCAAAAAGCTGCTGTTAAATACAGAAGTACAAAACCACCACTACACGAGCAGGCTTGGCGTAGTTAATAGCGTACCCAAAATTACTAACGGTGATATACAGGAAGGTGACGAAATAATAGTGCATCATAATGTGTTTAGAAGATTTAGAGACGTTAAAGGCAAAGAAAAAAACAGCCGGGCGTTTTATAAAGAAGATATGTTCTTTGTATATCCTGACCAGGTTTACGCATACAAACGCAATAGCGAATGGAATGCTTTGCCTGGTTTTTGTTTTGTAAAACCTATAAAGGCAAAAGATAAATTTAGCTTACATAAAGAGGAACCTTTGATAGGTATTATTAAGTATGCTAGCGAAGGTTTTGAAGCAGGAGCGCTAGTGGGTTTTAAGCCTGGTATGGAATACGAATTTAATATAGAGGGCGAACGATTATACCGTGTGCCCGCCAATCAAATTACAGTCGAATATGAATATCAAGGAAACGAAGAAGAGTATAATCCTAGCTGGTCACAAAGCTGTTGAAGAACTTATTAAAGTTGCTAAAGAAGCTATAGTTGATTCTGATGACGATATATCTGCTGATCGATTAAAAAACGCAGCGGCCACTAAAAAGTTAGCTATATTTGATGCTTTTGAAATATTGAATCGTATCCAAGATGAAGAACGCATACTAGAGAACAAGCCTAAAGAAGAAAAGAAAGAAGCTTTTTCAGGGTTTGCTGAAAAAAGATCTAAATAATGTACGAGCAGAATTTAGTAAAAACAGTAGAGCCTATAAAGCATACTACACTACACCGATTAAATAAGGGTAAAAAGTGGAAGTACGGTTATAATAAAGAGCAAGATCTAATTGTCATAAGTAAGACAGGCCAAGTCGGCGAAATAATAGATATACAAGGATTGGTTATAGGTTTACCGCCGGTCCCTAAAAACTTAAATAAAAAAGCTAACAAATGGACCGTTAAGGAGTATCCTAAGGAGCTTAAAAATATTAAAAGTATATTCGATTGGCAGTCTTATTCAGACGAATTTAAACAAAAATGGGAGGGCTATATAGATGAGGAATTTAACAATCGTGAAAACGGTTATTGGTTTTATAACAAAGACGTCCCAACTTATATTACTGGCACTCATTACATGTACCTGCAGTGGAGTAAGATCGACGTTGGCCACCCAGATTACAGAGAAGCAAACAGATTGTTTTATATATTCTGGGAAGCCGTTAAAGCGGACACGAGAGCTTACGGAATGTGCTACCTTAAAAACAGACGGAGTGGATTCTCATTTATGGCATCAGGAGAAACCGTTAACCTTGCAACCATATCAGGCGACGCTAGATTCGGTATACTATCAAAATCAGGTAGTGACGCCAAGAAAATGTTTACCGACAAAGTTGTACCGATTTCCCTTAACTACCCGTTTTTCTTCAAACCTATACAAGATGGTATGGATAGACCGAAGACTGAACTGGCATATAGGGTTCCTGCTTCTAAGCTAACCCGTAAATCTATACAGTCAAAGGAGACGCGTATTGAAATGGAAGGTCTAGATACAACTATTGATTGGAAAAACACCGGGGACAACTCTTATGATGGTGAAAAGCTAAAGCTACTAGTGCACGATGAAAGTGGTAAGTGGGAAAGACCGGACAATATATTAAACAATTGGCGCGTGACAAAAACGTGTCTTAGGTTAGGTAGTCGCATTATAGGCAAGTGTATGATGGGTTCTACATCAAACGCTTTAGAAAAAGGGGGCGGAAATTTTAAAAAGCTTTACAACGACTCTGACGTTACTAAGCGCAATAATAACGGACAAACAAAATCAGGATTGTACAGTTTGTTTATTCCTATGGAATGGAACTATGAAGGTTTTATTGACGAGCATGGACAGCCTGTATTTGACACTCCAAAAGAAGAAACCATTTTAGATCCGTTTGGTGATCCTATTGATACAGGAGTTATAGATTACTGGAACAATGAAGTTGAAGGCCTTAAGGGCGACCAGGACGCGTTAAATGAATACTATAGACAGTTCCCGCGTACCACTGAGCACGCATTTAGAGATGAAACTAAAAATAGTATTTTTAACTTAGCGAAAATTTACGAACAAATTGATTATAACGACGATCTGCGTAATACTAATATTATAACCACCGGTAATTTTCAGTGGGAAGCAGGCGTAAAAGACACTAAGGTAATGTTTTTACCAAGTCCGCAGGGCAGATTTAAAGTGTCTTGGATACCTAATGCTGATGTGCAAAACAGATCAATTGTTAAAAACGGTATAAAATATCCAGGGAATGAACATATAGGTGCATTCGGCTGTGATAGTTACGATATTTCAGGTACTACCGACGGCAAGGGCTCAAAAGGTGCGCTGCATGGACTAACAAAGTTTAGCATGGAAGACGCACCGCCTAGTACATTCTTTTTAGAATATATAGCTAGGCCTCAAACTGCGGAGATATTTTTTGAAGACGTGCTAATGGCTTGCGTCTTTTACGGAATGCCTTTATTAGCTGAGAATAACAAACCTAGATTGCTTTATTACTTTAAGCGTAGAGGGTACAGGGGTTATTCTATGAATAGACCTGACAGATTGTGGAACAAGCTTTCTGTAACTGAAAAAGAAATTGGAGGTATACCAAACTCCAGTGAGGACATTAAGCAAGCGCATGCGGCTGCTATTGAGATGTACATAGATAAGTACATTGGATTAAAAGAAGATGGCACTTACGGCAGTATGTATTTTAATGACACTTTAAACGATTGGTCTAAGTTCGATATAAATAATCGAACAAAATTTGATGCTGCGATTAGCTCTGGATTAGCTGTAATGGCTTGCCACAAGGATATGTACAGACCTAATGCCGCTTTACAAAGAACAAAACTAAATCTCAATATTGCAAGATATAAGCAAGACGGAGATATATCGAAAATAATAAAATAAAACTATGGCTGAGTCAGTTGTAAATAATTTTTTCCCTAGCCAGGTTGCTAGCGACCAGGAAAAGATGTCATTTGAGTATGGCCGCCAGGTAGGTAGAGCTATTCAATCTGAATGGTTCGGGGGCAATTCAGGAAACGTAAGATTTCAAAGCAATCAAAATAGTTTTCACGGGTTAAGATTATATGCTAGAGGCGAACAGCCGATACAAAAATATAAAGATGAATTATCAGTTAACGGTGATTTGTCTTATCTTAATTTAGATTGGAAGCCTGTCCCTATACTGTCTAAGTTTGTTGATATTGTGGTTAACGGTATTGCGGACAGATCTTTTGACGTAAAAGCGTATTCGCAGGATCCTTACGGTGTTGAAAAGCGCACTGCGTATATGGACTCTATTATAAGGGACATGCAAACGCAGGAGATTAACGATTATGCGGCTGAGGCGTTTGGTATTAACTTATACGAAAACGATAAAGAAAATTTACCAGGTTCAAAAGAAGAGCTGGAGTTGCATATGCAGCTAAGTTATAAACAAGGCATTGAAATAGCTGAGGAAATAGCAATTAACACTTTGTTTGATGGTAACAAATATGATTTAACTAAAAGAAGAGTATATTACGATTTAACAACCATTGGTATTGGTGCGGTTAAAAATACATTCTCAGAATCCGAGGGTGTTGTTATTGACTACGTAGATCCAGCCAACCTGGTTTACTCTTACACTGAGTCTCCTTATTTTGAAGACATATACTATGTTGGGGAAGTTAAGAACATACCGATCAACGAATTAAAAAAGCAATACCCCCAACTCGACCAAGCTCAGCTTGACAAAATAAAAGCAGCTGGGTCTTATAATAACACAACTTCTTGGAATCAATTTAATGACGGCGCTGATCGTGGTTATGATTCTAATACGGTGCAGGTTTTGTATTTTAATTACAAGACCTACATGAACGAGGTATACAAAGTAAAAGAAACAGCTACCGGTGGCTTAAAAGCTATACCAAGAGACGATCAATTTAATCCACCAGCGGATTCAGAGGGGTTTGCTAAAGCATCCCGTTCGCTCGAGGTGTTATATGAAGGTGCTATGATATTAGGCCCTAGTATGCTATTGGAATGGGGTATGGCTAAAAATATGGTACGCCCTAAAAGTGATTACAATAAAGTAAAAATGAATTACAGTATTGTAGCTCCAAGAATGTACAGAGGTCGTATTGAATCTATTGTAAGCCGTTGTACGGGGTTTGCTGATATGATACAGCTTACCCATTTAAAGATGCAGCAGGTGCTATCTAAAATGATGCCCGACGGTGTTTATATGGATGCTGACGGTCTTGCTGAAATTGATTTAGGCAACGGAACAAACTACAATCCGCAAGAGGCGCTTAATATGTTCTTCCAGACGGGTTCTGTTATTGGTAGGTCATTTACACAAGAGGGTGATATGAATCCCGGTAAAGTACCTATCCAACCGTTACAAACCGGCGCAGGTGGCCAAAAGCTGCAAACATTAATTCAAACATACAACTATTATCTACAAATGATCCGTGATGTAACGGGTCTTAATGAAGCGCGTGACGGTTCAAGCCCTGATGCAAGAGCTTTAGTTGGCGTACAAAAATTAGCGGCGGCAAATTCAAATACCGCTACAAGACATATATTGGATTCTGGTCTATTCTTAACAGCAGATACAGCAGAGTCTTTATCACTTAGAATATCAGATATACTTGAGTACAGTCCATCTAAAGAAGCGTTTATACAAAAAATAGGCGGTTTTAACGTAGGCGTGTTGGAAGAGCTAAACGATTTGTATCTTCATGATTTCGGCATTGTCCTAGAGTTATCACCAGATGACGAAGAAAAAGGTATGCTAGAAAATAACATACAAACCGCACTATCCGCTGGTATTATAGACTTATCAGATGCAATTGACATACGCGAAGTTAAGAATCTAAAGCTAGCTAACCAGCTGTTAAAACTACGTAGAAAGCAAAAACAATTGCGCGATCAAGAAATGCAGCAGCAAAACATACAAGCGCAGGCACAAGCAAACGCACAGGCACAACAAGTAGCGGCACAAGCTGAGGTACAAAAAGACCAAGCGTTGTTCCAAACAAAAGCGCAGCTTGAACAAATGAAAGCTCAAATTGAGCAGCAGAAAATGCAAGCTGAGGTTCAATTAAAGAAAGAGCTTATGGCTTTAGAGTTCCAGTACAATATGCAACTTAAAGGCATAGAGGTTGATGGTCAGAAGTCTAAAGAGGCACAAAAAGAAGATCGCAAAGACGAAAGAACTAAAATGCAAGCGACTCAACAAAGCGAGTTAATTGATCAAAGAAAAAATGACTCACCACCTAAAAATTTCGAATCCTCCGGGAACGATATACTTGGCGGAGGGTTCGGCTTAGGTACCTTTGAACCTAGGTAATTATAGTAATAACAATTTTATAATATCTTATCATGAGTGAAGAAACTAACCCGGTAGTGGGTGTCGGCGAAGACGGCACTATCAAAGTAAACATGCAAGCTAATGCCGTTCAAGAGCAAAGCACAGATGAGGTTCCTGTACGCGACGAACCCGCAGTTAGCGAAGAAGTACCAGAACAAAACATCGAAACAGCAGTTGAAGAACCTGCCAGAGAAGAAGAGCGCGTTCAAGATGAACAGCCTGTTCGAGAAGAAGTAGTAGAACAAGAGTCCGCACTGCAGGAGATTACAGACGAAGAAGTCGAAGAGGCAGCGGAACAACTTGAAGAAGACGTAGCCACAGCAATTGAGGAGTCCACAAAAGCCGGCGCAAACTTACCTGAAAACATTCAGAAAGTTGTTGATTTTATGGATGAGACAGGCGGTACTTTAGAGGATTACGTACGACTTAATACAGATTACTCCCAATTAAACGAAGATCAATTGCTTCGTGAATATTACGAAACAAAATACAAGGCATACGATAGAGAAGATATAGATTTTCTATTAAATGACAAATTTGCTTACGACGAAGATCTTGACGATGAACGTGAGGTTCGTTTGAAAAAGATAGAACGCAAGCGCGCATTGTCGGAAGCTAAAGATCATTTAGACAGTTTAAAGTCTAAATATTACGATGAAATTAAGGCTGGGTCTAGGTTAAACCCTGACCAGCAAAAAGCGGTTGAATTTTTTAGTCGCTATACAAAAGAGAGTGAGGATGCTGCTAAAATTGCAGAACAACAAGCCAGTAGGTTTAAACGCGAAAGCGCGAAAGTATTCAACGAAAGTTTTCAAGGGTTTGATTACAGCGTTGGGGACAAAAAGTACCGCTTCAAGGTTAACGACGCTGGCAAGGTTAAGGAAACCCAAGGTGACATTAATAACTTTATCAAGAAGTTCTTGAACGAAAAAGGTGAAATGTCGGATGCCAAAGGCTACCATAAATCGCTGTTCACCGCAATGAACGCTGATCAAGTCGCACAACACTTTTACGAGCAAGGCAAAGCCGATGCAGTAAAGGATAGTATGGCCCGCACAAAAAACGTTGATATGAATCCGAGAGGGGTTCACGAAGAAGTAACAGCGGCTAATGGGTGGAAAATACGCGCGGTTGACAGTGGAACTAACAGCTCTAAGCTTAAGGTTAAGTTTAAAAAATAATAATCCATTTAAAATTTTACACAAATGGCATTTGCAACAGCGCCAGCAACACTGGCAAATTTAGCGCACCTAACACCACGTCCTGTTAAGGGCTTGTTCGGTGACAACTATATTCCTTTAGCGAATATGGATTTTACACAACAATTTCTTCCTGAGGTATACGAGAAAGAAGTAGAGCGTTACGGTAATCGTACGATCGGCGGATTCTTACGTATGGTGGGGGCAGAAATGCCTATGGCCTCTGATCAAGTAGTATGGTCTGAACAAGGTCGTCTACACATTGCTTACGATAATGTTAGACTAAAAACAACCAGTACTTTAGAGATTACTCAAACAGCTACCAAGCCTTCTTTGATTGGCCCAGGTATGACTTTAGTAGTTAGCCAAAGCCTTGCAGGTGGAGCTATCACTACTTTCAAAGCGTTTGTTACAGGAGTTACTGCTACTTCAGCTACTATTCAAACTGTAGCATTTAAAGCTTATGAAACAGCAGCGGGTCTTGCCCCAGCTGGTATTGCGGTAAATTCTACAGACTTAAGCTTGTTTGTATACGGTAATGAGTACGGAAAGGGATCTAAAGAAGCTGGCAACTCATTGGACGCTTCGTTCACTCAGTTTTCTAACCAGCCTATTATCTTACGTGATAAGTACAGCGTTAACGGTTCTGACACAGCGCAGATCGGTTGGGTTGAAGTAACTACTGAAGCTGGAACTTCTGGTTACATGTGGTACTTGAAGTCTGAGCACGAGTCGCGTCTACGTTTTGAAGACTACCTAGAAATGTCTATGGTTGAAGCTGAAAAAGCTGTATCAACGTTTAACGCACCGGCTGCTAACGGCGGTCAAGTAATTGCAGGTACTCAAGGTTTGTTCTCTGTATTAGAAGAGCGCGGCTTAGTTTACAACAACGCTGACTTCGGTGGTGGTAACGGACTAGCTGAGTTTGATACTATTCTTTCTGAGCTTGATAAGCAAGGTGCTATTGAAGAGAACATGATGTTCTTGGATCGTGCAACTTCTTTGTCTATCGACAATATGCTTGCTGCTCAGAACTCTTACGGAGCGGGTGGTACATCTTACGGTGTATTTGACAACTCTGAAGATATGGCATTGAACTTAGGATTCTCTGGATTCCGTCGTGGTTCTTATGACTTTTACAAGACTGACTGGAAATACTTGAACGATTCAACTACTCGCGGATCTATCGGCGATATTGAAGGGGTAATCATCCCTGCAGGTACTTCTACTGTTTATGACCAACAATTAGGCAAGAACATCTCACGTCCTTTCTTACACGTTCGTTACCGTGCTTCTGAAGCAGACGATCGTCGTATGAAGTCTTGGGTTACTGGCTCAGTTGGTGGAAATTACACTAGTGATGCTGATGAAATGAATGTTCACTTCCTTTCAGAGCGTACAATGTGTACTCAAGCAGCCAACAACTTCGTATTGTTGAAGAAAACAACTAACGCATAAGCGTTAATTTAATATTACCCTCGTCCTTGCGGCGGGGGTAATTATTACCTTTATTTAATTATATTATATCATGGCAACAGCAAAAACACCTGCGGCTAAAAAAGCTGCACCAAAAGCAAAAGTTGAAACATATGTTGAACCAGAACCAGAAGTTCTTGCAACTATTCAACCTGAAACAAAAAAATTTACAAAGAAAAAAGATGAATGGGTTTTTAAAGACCGATTGTACGAGCTAGCTAGCGGCAAAGAACCGTTGGCTTATACTGTCCCTACAATGCACTCTGCAAAAAGCCCGTTACTTCACTTTGACAAAGAAAAAGGATACCAGCGAGAAATACGCTATGCTACTAACCAGCGCTCTCCATTTGTTGATGAGCAAGAAGGAACAGTAACACTAGGGCGTATTGTTTTAAGAAACGGTATTTTAAGAGTTCCTAAAGAGAACGTAGCAATGCAAAAGTTTTTATCTGTACACCCGTTTGTTACATCCGGTATAATTGTAGAGTATAAACCTGAGTCAATCGCGGAAGACGAGGTTGATTGGATTGAAATGGAATTAGAGGCACTTAATGCTGCTAAAGACATGGCTGTCGATCAAGCTGAAGCTATAATGCGGGTCCAGAGCGGATCTAAGGTATCTGAGCTCTCTTCTAAGGAACTTAAAAGAGATTTACTTATATTTGCGCGTAAACAACCTGGTTTGTTCTTAGAACTAGCCAATGACGATAACGTGGAACTAAGAAATATTGGGATCAAAGCCACAGAGCGTGGATTGCTAACATTATCAAGTGACAATAGAACATTTATGTACGGCGAAAATAAACGCAAGATCATGACTGTTCCTTTTGACGAACACCCTTATTCAGCGCTTGCTGCATTCTTCAAAACAGATGAAGGTATGGAAGTACTGAATGTAATTGAAAAACGACTATAAGTCAAATAGTGGGGATCGCTAACGCGGTCTCCACTTTAATAACATAAAACATTATGAGCGTAAGCGTAGACACTGTTTATCAACGAGTATTAAGTATACTCAATAAAGAGCAACGAGGGTATGTTACGCCTCAAGAATTTAATCTGTTTGCTAATCAAGCACAGATGGATCTATTCGAGCAATACTTCTATGACATTAACCAGTTCGGTAGAATGCATGGAAACGATACGGAGTTCTCCGACATGCTCAACCTTCTCAACGAAAAAATAAACTTATTTGAGGCTACAGCGGCAATGATCCGCAGTAACAATTATTGGACCGTGCCTTCTGATTTATACAGGATAGGCACACTTATCTATAATAATACAGAGGTCGAAAGAATTAATCAAAAAGAGTTTTTATACATAAATCAAGCGCCTTTAACCAAGCCTACTGATACAAGACCTGTTTTTGTAGCTAGCGACGACGGATACAAAGTATATGGTACAGCTGAGTTAACTGCTGGTGTAACGTGTAATTATATTAAAAGACCCGCGACAGTAGAGTGGGGTTACAATACACTTAACGGCGTTGCTCAATACAATGCTTCCACCTCTCAGGATTTTCCTCTTCACGCTTCTGAAGAAACAGAATTAGTAATGAAAATACTAGAGCTTGCTGGTATTTCAACACGCGAATTGCAAGTGTACCAAATAGCCGCTCAAGAAGAAGCGCGCAATACTCAACAAGAAAAATCTTAACACATGGCATTATTAAATCAAACTAGCGAAGCTTACTACCTTGGCGCCGACGGCGTTTGGAATAGTGGTGATGAAGATTACGGTGACTACCAGTTTGTTAGCCTTAAAGATATGGTTAATAATTTTATGATAGCCTATGTAGGTGAAGATAAAATTATAAGCAAGATCAAAAGAACAGACGTAGCTTTTCACGCACAGCGTGCTATTCAAGAATTTAGCTTTGACACACTACCTTCGCAAAAGGCATACGAAATAGAAATACCGCCTTCGCTGTCAATGATATTACCACAGGATTACGTTAATTATGTACGTATGTCTTGGGTAGACGCTAATGGTATTGAAAGAATTATATATCCTATTCGTGATTCAAGTAATCCTTCTGCTATTGCACAGGATAACAGTTATCAATACACTTTTGACCATGCCGGTAATATACTCAAAGCGCACGAGTCTGAAACGCTTAAGAAGTTTAATTCGGATTACTACGGATCACCATATAACAATCCGCAAGACAATGCGTTAAACGAGGGTATGCTTTTTAATATGTACCGCTACGGGAGACGCTATGGTTTGCAACCGGAGGCGGCCCAAATGAACGGGGTTTTTTACATAGACCAGCTGCACGGCATTGTGCATTTTAGTTCGGATATGGTAAACCGCATAATTACATTAAAGTACATTAGTGACGGCCTTGGCACAGAAGAAGAAATGCGAGTGCACAAGTTTGCTGAAGAAGCGGTGTATAAGTACATTACTCATGCAATTTTAGGAACAAGAGCTAACACGCCTGAGTACCAAGTAGCGAGATTTAAAAAAGAAATGGTTGCTGCTAAACGTAACGCTAAATTACGTATGTCTAATCTTAAGATATCTGAATTAGCGCAAGTAATGAGAAACCAATCCAAGTGGATTAAACACTAATATATGGCTAAGCTACAGCATACATTTATCCAGGGTAAAATGAACAAAGACCTTGATGAAAGGTTGGTACCTAACGGACAATATCGCGATGCCCAGAATATTCAGGTAAGTACATCTGAAGGATCTGATGTAGGCGCCGTAGAAAATATACTTGGTAACACTATAAAGAACTTAAGAAGCACTGGCCCAGATGTGTTTTGGCAATCAAACTTTGGGTTGCAAAACCCCGTTTGTATCGGCGTTATTAAAGACTCACAGAACGAAAAAATATATTGGTTTTTAAATTCAGCAGATTCTAGCACGGACGCTATTGTTGAATACGATCAAACTACAGGCATTGTAGCCCCTATACTAGTTGATGTAAATGGCGTGTTAAACTTTAATAAGTTAAACCTCATTACGGGTGTTAATATATTAGAGGGGCTACTTTACTGGACAGATGACCTTAATGAGCCTAGGGTAATAAACATAGCTACATTTAAAGCCGGTTCTACTGATTTTGTTACACAAACTCATGTGTATGGCGCTGCTAGAGATTTTATAGCTTCTGATGTAACGGTTATAACAGCTACACCATTAACAGCTTTAACCGCAATTGCTCAGCCATCTATATACAGTGGCCCAGGTACTGGTATTACGCCTATCTTAGACGCATCGCCCTCAGTGCCATGGAATACTTTATCCGTAGGTGATACTGTAGGTATTTCTTGGACCGCTCCTATTACTTGGACAGGATTAACAAACCCTAAGGTTGCTATTACAAAACAAGTTCAAGGTAATAACGGTGCAGTAGAAAATTACGAAATAATAGGTTTGCTTTCAAGCATAGGCACAATTAGTGCTGTTATTACAATACAAAGCATCACTCCTAGTATACCGAGTACGGTAGTAGATTTCAATATGCTGCTTGTTGAGGACGAGCCTATATTTAAAAATGATTTTCCAAGATTTTCATACAGATACAAATACACAGACGGTAGATTTTCAACCTACGCGCCGTTTTCTCAAGCAGCTTTTGTTGCAGGTAAATTTGAATATGCCAGTAGAGATGGGTTTAACATTGGGATGGAAGATGTTATAAGAAAAATATCTTTAACAAACTTTCCTTCTCTTGGTGGTGCCACGTTTCCAAAAAATGTTGCGGAAATTGAAGTATTATATAAGGGATCTCGATCTAATAATATATATTTAATAGAATCTTTTGAATTTGATTTTGCTTCAAACCCTCAGCCTGTATTAACATTAGACATTACCTCTGATACTTTAGGAAGAATAATTGAAAGCTCACAACTTCTTAGGTTATTTGATAATGTACCTCAAAAAGCAAAAGCGCAAGAGCTTATAGGCAATAGAATAGTTTACGGAAATTACGTGCAAAACTATGACGTACCTAACAGCAGTATCTCTATTAGTGTTGATCAAATAAACACCGCTCACACAGATCCATTATTTGGCAAGTCGTCTGTAAAAACAGATAGAAAATATCAAATAGGCTTTAGTTTTCTAGATGATTTTGGCAGAGAGTCGCCTGTATTTACCTCAACATCAGGTTCTATTTCTTTACAAAAAGAAAACTCAAACAAAGAAAATCAAATACAAGCTAAGCTAGCGTCTTCCAGTATAACGCCTTCGTGGGCAAGCGCATTTAAAATATATTTAAAAAACAATACTCCAGAATACTATAACATAGCGCTTGATCGCTATTACAATTCTGTAGATGGCAATGTTTGGCTTTCTTTTCCTTCTTCTGAAAGGAATAAAGTTAAAGAAGGTCAGTTTATTATACTTAAAAAAGAGCATGATAACGACTTGCCAGTACAGGTAAATAACAGATATAAAATAAATTCTATATCTAACGAAGCCCCAGATAGTTTAACGAAAGTTCAAACAGCGGTAGCAAGAGCTGATGTTTTAGGTTTTTCCAGTATTGATACACCAAGGGGGTTTGTTGTTGGGAGCAATAGAATAAGGTTTTACGGGCCAAATAGCGATGTAATAACCGACGGTACCGATTTAAACGGCACTAATGCTAATTTCCATGAAAACATAATTCAAGGGAACTATATATCTTTTTCAAATTCCACCGGCGGAGGTACTTCTTTAACTTATGAAATAGCTTATGGTGGGCCTACTGGCGCAATTTATACAACAACTGGCACTACGCCTATTACATATTCAGTGTATGAAATAGTATTGGTAAAGGATCTGGACCCGGTAGACGTGTGGCTAACAACGTCAACATTTAATACTTTATTTAGGTCTACTGTTTACATAAACGAAAACAGAGCGCTTCCTGAATTTACGGGTAGATTTTTTGTTAAAATAAATCCTAACGGAACTTTTATAAATAGCGTTAAAGCAGCTTTTTCAGACTTAGCAGTGCCCCTAGTCGAAAGTGGCACAATAAATATAACAACAACGCTTGGTTCTACTCTTACTTCCACGGATACTTTAGTAGCGTGGCAAGATGCTCTTGATCCAGCTAATCCAAATTTTTTGCTGCCTACCGCTGGGTCTGATTTATTTAATTTAGCTATAGCAAGAACAGATGATTTACCGGCGCAATTTGGGGGCACTGGAAGTGGATCTTATTTCCCTGATGTGGCTTATCAATATTATCAAAATTTAATAATACCTAGTAAATTTAAATTTTTATACGCGGATAATACGCAAAGCCAAAGCGAATACACTATTATCGGCATAGACGACACGTTAAATTTTGGTGGCTATCCCAGAACCGGACAAAGCAATGGTTCAGGAAGAAACCAGCAATATACATTAAATCGTAATTTTGACGACACTCAGTATGGCGGTACTCCCTCTGCTGCGCAAATCGTAGGCATTGTTTTATACACAGAGCAAACAACGACAACTGAAACTATTCAGTCTTCTAAAAACCCAGCTATTTTTGAAACTGAGCCTGAGGAACTAGCAGACATCGATCTTTACTATGAAGCTTCTGGCGCAATTGACATAAATCTTGCTAGAAATTATCAAACTTTAAATTGGTTTAATTGTTATTCCTTTGGAAATGGCGTAGAGTCAGATAGAATACGTGATGACTTTAATGCCCCTGTGTTAGGCAAAGGTGTTAGAGTTAGCTCTACATTAGAGGAACCTTACAGGCAAGAACGCTTAGGATCGCAAATGATTTTTAGCGGTATATTTAATTCTATTAGTGGAATAAACAATACAAATCAGTTCCTAACCGCTGAAAACATTACTAAAAGTTTAAATGTTTCTTATGGTACGCTACAGAAGCTGCATGCTAGAGATACTGATTTAATAGCTCTTTGTGAAGACAAATGCTTTAAAATACTAGCCAATAAAGACGCATTATTTAATGCAGACGGTAGTACTAACGTTACTTCTAGCGCTAATGTGTTGGGGCAAACAATACCTTTCGTCGGTGAATACGGAATATCTAAAAATCCAGAGTCCTTTGCGTCATTTGGTTTTAGATCGTATTTTACAGACAAAGCCAGGGGCGCTGTAATGAGGCTGTCAAGAGACGGTCTCACGGACATTAGCGACAAAGGCATGTCGTTCTTTTTTCAAGATGCACTTAAAACAAACGTTAACCCTAATATAATAGGATCGTATGATTCCGATGCTGGCTCCTACAATGTTGTTGTTGGCGGCGAAGGCGTGTCGTTTAAAGAAAAGTCTGACGGGTGGAACACTAGGTTATCTTACGATCCTGAAGCTGGTATATCATTAAACAACGAGTATTACACGTTTAAAAACGGAGAGCTGTACGAACATTCAAACGCGACTAGATCAAACTTCTATGGAGTGCAGAAAGACACAACTGTTACACCTTTATTCAATGATGCCCCAACAAGCGTTAAAAACTTTAAGACACTCTCGTACGAAGGGGATGAAGGGTGGATTGCTTCTATCGCAACAAATAAACAAAGTGGAACGGTAAGTACCTGGAAAGAGCGCGAAGGCATATACTTTAATTACATAATGGGCGATGCTACGACGCTGGCTAATATAGATTTAAAAGAGTTTAGTGTACAGGGGATAGGCAACGTGCTGGCACATTCTGCGGGTAGTACTACAATAACCATAAACGGGGAAATTAATGTTTCATTGCAACCCGGTGATGTTATTTATTCAAACGACCCTGGTAATACATTAAGAGTCATAGGCACGGTTCTTGTTGTTGACAGAGTAAATAACTCTATAAGACTTACCAGCACAATACCCGGTGTACCGCCCGTGGCTACCGACTTTATGTTATTTGCCAAAAACAGCCAGGTTAATACATCAGGATTGTTAGGCTACTATGGCGAAGCTGTATTTAGCACTTCAAGTTCAAGCAAGAAAGAGCTGTTCGCGGTGAACTCTGAAATATTTATCAGCAGCGAATAATGCGTAATAATAACTTATAAACTAATTAAATATGTTCGGAGATATTTTAAGTGGTGCTGTTAATTTCGGCACTTCATATATCGGCGGTAAAAAAAGACTAGCTAGAAGAGGCGAAGCGCAGGGGGCGTATGACCAATCTATGCAGCAGTACTTTTCTCAGGATACTTCTAACTTGTACTCTAACTTAGAGAACACAATGGAAGACCTAACTGTTAATACTCAAGCAGCGGATTTTGCGGCGCAGCAGCAAGCACAAGGGTTATCTAATATAATGGGATCTATGAATCAAGCCGCAGGCGGTAGTGGTATCGCTGCGTTAGCACAATCATTAGCTAATCAGCAAGCGCAATCAGCGCAGCAAGCATCTGCAAGTATAGGTCAGCAGGAACAAAGAAACCAGATGGCAGCAGCTGGACAAGCTGGTAGGCTCCAATCAATGGAGAGAGCCGGTGCGGAGCAGTCTAGAGCGTTAAAAGCTCAATTACTTGGTGAAGAATTTCAAATAGATGCAAACGAACTAGCATCGAGCGAGGAGGCAATCCAAGCAGCGAGGGCAGCAAGAGCTGACGCTGCAGGGCAATTCGCGGGGGGTGTTGGTAATGCAGTGGGTGCTGCAATGGGATTGCCAACAGAAACTCTCGGCAAACTAGGCAGCCTAGGTGTTGGGTTGGCTGATGCTGGTAGAATATTAGGTAAAAGATAATGGCTAAGCAACAAGGATCAGGAGTAGTGGCGGCGGCACGTAGAGTGTCAGATACGCAGGGCAGGTTTCAAGACGTGGGCAGTCAATTTATGACCGGCTATAATAAATCTTTAGAAGCTAAAAAAGCACGCGAAGCTAAAGCTAAAGAAGGCATAGCTAAAGCTAACGCATTAATGGACGGGTTTAAAGATGATATTGACTACATGTCTTTTACTCCCGAAGAAGGTAAGCTAGTTAAAGACCAGGTGGTAACGTGGAGAAATGCATATGCTGATTTAGCGAATAAGGCTTCTAAAATAGAAGATAAAACAAGTCAGGAATATCAAATTTTGATGGACGAAATGACCGGGTTTAAAAACCGTTTAGTTTCTTTAAAAAATAATATTGATGGAAGGCAGCAGTTAAAAGCTGACTTTAAAACAGATCTTAACGATTATTCTACAGCAGGTTTTAACGATGAAGCAATAGCTAAAGCTACTGTTATGTCTGCAACGCCATTTTCCGGTGTAAATGATAGAGGCGAACTTATGTGGTCTGATGAAGGACTTGGTGAGTTCTCGTCTACTGGTTTTAAAATGCCGGCATCTAATAAGCCTGCGAAACAAGCAGCAGCAAATATATTTAACGAAGTAGAGCGCCAATCTAACGCGCGCGGCCCTTTAACCCCAGCTCTTAAAGAGTCGTTAAGAAATAAGTTAGATAACAGCATTGGGAGTAAAGAAAATCTTTTAAGTTTTATAGCAGACAATCAATTTGAGATTTTTAAGTTTGACGACTTAGACCCAGAATCTGATATTAACGAGCTTCGTGAAACTGTATTAGATAGACTAATGAATGGTTTAGAAAGTACAAGAGGAGCAGCACTTATTGAAGAAAAGCCTTCCAAGCCTCAAGGGGGAGGAACTACAGCTACTAATGTTATAAAGCCTAAACTAGTAGACACGGTTGAAGCTATGCAACTACTAGAAAACGAGGAGAATTCCAGCGTGCCAGGCCCAATTCAATTAAAGGAATTTGAACTTGGACCGACGACCGATCCAGGTAGTATTAAAGTTACGTGGGATCCAAAAAGAAAAGAGTGGACTTATTTAAATGCAGTGTTCAGTGAGGATAAAAGCTATAAAACTTTAAAAGAAGTTATGATTTCTCACCCTAGTCTTTTTTACAAATAATATAAAATACAATAGCGAATGTACATTATAGGAGATAAAGAATTATCTGATGAGCAAGCCCGCGATTTTGCCGCTAAATTCGGCAGTGAACTTGACGTGCTTGCAAAAAAATACAACTGGCAGTATGTTGCTGGTGATGTGGGAAAGACAACGGTTCCGGAGGACACGACTCCGCCGACGGGACCAGGATTAGCAACGCCCGCTGGGGAATCCAGATTGGGCATTACTTTATTGGAGTCACCCGTAGCTAGCGCCCCTAAAATTAACGAATACGTAACAGCCGAAGATTTAAAAGGAAGCGAAGAAAAGGTTTCTAAAATGCTTAACGAGAAGCTTTCTGGCTTGGGACTTTACGTTACAGAAGGCACCGGCATGCATTCTTGGGACGCTGTTAACATAAGAAAACGTGACGAAAAAAGAAACTACTCGCCTTACGGCGCTATACAAACAGTTCGTACCGGTGTCGAGTTTGGGCCAGAGCTTTCGGAAGAAGAGCTTAGTGAAAAAGCCGCGGAAATAAACCTTAAAATAGAGGAGTTAAAAAACGATAACTACCTTACAGAAGCTCAGGAAAGATCAGGTGCTAAGTATGATGAATACAAAGCGGCCACAACCCCTGAGCCACTTTCTGAAAAAGAAGCCTTAAATCTTTACGAAAAAGAACGTGAGGAAAAGTTCAGCAATATTAGACGCTTCCGAGATAACAAAGGTTTTGATGTTTCTTTTGAGAACGGCGACTTTGAAAGCGTTGAAGAAGAAGAGCAATATAAAAAATACTTAGCAGGTAGCTACATAGCGCCGCCTAATAAAGAGCGGTTAACAGCATGGGAAAATGCCCGCAATGAGGGTTACACTTCAAAGCAGTCATTAAAGTTTGCGAACAATCTTGACCGCCAGACTAGGTTGGACCTAGAAGCTATAGCGGCTAATGAAAAAGCTATAGCGGAAGAACGCGTTGGTGCTTTAAATAAAAAATACGAAAGCCAATCCGCAGCCTACGAAGAATCTTACAATGCTTTTGAATCAAACCCAACCGAAGAAACCAGGTTGGTTGCGCTTGCTGATTTTGAAAATTTACAACAAACATTATTAGAAGGCAGGGAGCTAGCGAAAGATAGCAAAGGATTACCTTTGGCTATTAAAGATTTTGGCGCTAATTACAATAGACTACAGCAGTTGACTAGTAATTTTAAAGGCTTGGCTGCAGACGCTAATTACCTTACCGCTCAGTTAGGCCAGTTATTAGGAGACGACCCGAAATACAAAGAGGCTGCATTTCAAATGGCAGCTGGCATAAAAGAAGAACAACAAAAGTTTCAAAGGTCTGTAAAGGTTGATGAAATAGGTAGCCTGCAAGAAGCGGGTATGTGGCTAGCATCGTCTAGCACCAGTCTTATTCCTTCTTTGGCTATGGCGTTTACGGGACCAGCAGCACTGCCTTTGTTTTTTGCAACAGGTGCGGGTAGCACTGGTGTGGAAACAGCAATTGCTGAAAGAGACGCGGCAAAGCGCATGCTTAGTAACCGTGAGCTCCTAGATGGTAATCCAAATATAGATGCTCTTGAGCGCTCTGCTATTGAAGAGCAAATGCAAAAAGACTCTAAAACGTTAAACATACCAGAATGGCGTAAGATTACGGCACAGGTTTGGAACGGTTTAGCAGAAGTTGCGTTTGAAAGAACAGGTACTTTGTATTTACTTAAAAGCTTGAAACAAGGAGCGAAACTTTTACCACCTAAAACAATTAAGCAGGCGGCTATTAAGCTAGGTAAAGACGTTGTTAAAGGCATTAGAGTTGAAGGTGGATCCGAGTGGGCTACAAATACCTTCCAAAACTTTGCTGATATTTATATATTAGATGAAGACAAAAACTTTTTTGAAGCTATTACTGACGAAAAGCTTTTTGAAGAAGGTTTAGAAACTTTTGCACAAGGTGCCTTAATGGGTGGCGGCATGTCTGTAGGCGGTAATTTTGGGGCTATTAAAGAAGCCTATTTCAGCGAGCTAGCCACAAGTAAAGAAAGCGCTAGGCTAAAGGAAATAATAGCTAAACTAGAGTCTTTAACCGGTGTTAAAGGCCTTACAAATGCCGGTGACGGTGTTCCTTTGCCACAGCAAACTCAAGAAGTGCAAGCCCTCGTTGAAGAACTTACAGGAGAAGCTAACGATATAAAAAACAATGTTATCGCTCGTTTAGGAGTGGATTTAACATTAGAGGATGCTAAAGCAGTAGGCGATATAAACCGTCAGATGCGCAAAGTTAACGCTGACTTCGTAAAGCTTGCATCGAACACTGATTTAGGTGCGGCTCAATTAAAAGCTATAGAAACAGAATACAGAGCCAAGTTTGATAAATTAGCCGAGCAACGAGAAGATATATTAACCAACGAGCAGTTAAGCACAAAAAATTTAAAGGCATCAAGCGGCAACAAGGTTGTATTTGACGCACAGACCGGTTATGAGATGTATCAAGACCGCATGCTTAATGAAAGCATGGTTGGCATAGCGCAAGAATGGAATAAAATGCGTGGTGGTAAAAAAACAGAAATGTTTAATGCCGCAAAAATTGAATTAGAAAAAGAAGCCGGCCCAGGTAAAGCTATAACAGCGGAGGCCATTGAGAAGCGCGCGATAGATAACTTTGAAAATTTAAAGTACGCTGAAAAAATAGAAAGCGGCGCAAAAAACGTTGAAGATTACGCTAAGGCTAACAATATAAACGTACGCATTGAAACATTTGACGGAGATAATGCCTCAGCGGCTTTTGAGCAAAGGCTATTAGATTTAGGGTACAGTAAAGAAAAAGCTGCTGAAGTAGCAGAAGAATCTGAAGAATCTGAAGAAGGCCCTAAACTAGAAGTAGAGGCTATAAATATACCTGGTAAAAACGGGGAGCCAGATATTATACTTATTAATAAACCTATGTCCGTTAAAAACAAAAGGATAGGTGTTTATGCTCACGAGCTTCTTCACTCAATAGCCCGTCAAAAATTTAACACTACTGATGTTACTAAAGCGGGTGAGGAGCTTCTTGGTTATTTAGAAAAAAACCAACCTGACCTGTACACTAAGGTTAAATTTAGAATAGACCAAAGCTACACTGAGACAAGTGAAGACGGGGAAGTAACGAAAGACGCAGATTATTACGAAGAGGCGATGAACGCTATGTCTGATGTTATTGCAGACGGCCAAGCGGTCGATAAAAACTTTTTGTTACAAGCACGTTCTTTTGTTAATAGTTGGCTGCCCGCTTCAATGCAACTTAAAAGCGATGAAGCTACTTACCAGTTTATTAGAGGCTTTAACAAACAAGCACACTTCGGCGGCAAAGGTCCTGCTTTAAACATTAAGGACAAAACCGTTGGTGATCGCTCTGATGAAGAAGCGCCAACTGCAAAAGAATCAAGAACGCTTACGCCTGAGCAAGACGCTGGCGTAATAGACATGCTGTCTAGGCGTGCCGGAAGAATTGAGGAGGCTAAAAAAGTAGCTGAAAAGTTCGGCGTTGAGGTTCAGGCTGACGCCGTACAACAACGTCTTGAAGCAAAAATTAGAGAACAACTAAGCCCCCTTATTGGCAAAATTGTTACTAATCGTACTAAAGCATTGTACGATCCGATTGCACCAGAGCAACGCAATAACGTATCTCGCGAAGATTTCCAAAACTCTTTAAGAACAGAGATTGAAACTTTAGCTTTTGAGGAATTTAAAGAAGGCAAGCAGGATATTGAAAAGTTCTTGGTCAACAGAGCGTTTCTAAGATCTAACAACTTAGCCTCTAGATTAGGTATTGAATCGGCAAAAACAGGTGGTATTAAGAAAGACATTGACACTGCTAAAGGTATGGCGGCGCAGGAAGAGACCACAGCTAAGGAAGACAAGCCACAATACAAAACTCTGCTAGAACGCAGGGTTTTAGACAGCGAAGTTGTAAATTCAATTAAAGAAAAAGTTAAATCAACCGTGCGTGTTATGAAAACGCGTATGGATGAGTCCGTATCTAAAAACGTTACTGTTAAGCCATATATTGCCGAGCTTCGTAAAGCTATGGGCAAACAAGCTGACATCGACTTAAAGAAAGCGATGGGCGGCAAGAAAGACGGTGAACTTCGTAAATTCCTTTTGCGTAACAAAGCTGCTATTTTGCAGAACATGACTACCACGTACTTGATGACGGCTATGCCTAATGCTATCCAGAAAAAAGTTAACGGTGTATGGACAAGTGATTGGAAGGGTAAGAAAATTGATAGAGAGTCTGTAGACACAGACAAAGCGGGCCGCACATCAGGTGCAGAGCTTGTTAGAAGACTACCTAATGCATCAACTAGATTATCTGATGCTGATTACTTATCTAACATTTTAGACGCGTCTGGAGCGCCTATACGAGGCCGCAAAGAATCTTTAGCTAAAGCAATGGCGGAGGAAATTTCTTTTGATATTGTTAATGAGGCTTTGCAAGACCCTAATAGTGAAATTCGCCAGGCGTTTGAAATGCGTCAAGACTTGCTGGGGGTTGAACTTGTGGATAATTATACCACTCAAGCGATAGTAGACATTGAAAGGGGCAATGTAAAATACAGCCTTTCTGCGGCTCAATACGGAGAGTTTAACGATCGCATGGGTAGTTTAAAAATTATTATTGATAGCCAAAATACCGGAAATCTTACTAATGCCAGATTGCGCAATGCTTTAATTAAAACCTTTGAAAACGAGCCTAGCGACATTATTACTGAAAAAGAAATAAAGAAATTTGCCAACGAGTCTTTTAATACCGTTAAAAGATATCTTAGTAAACCAGAAGCGCAAGATGTAAATTTTGCCTCGTTTGTACAAGAGGGTGTTGAGCTGTCTAAACAAAAAAGCAACCTAATGCTTGCTTTGGATATTGCTAAATCATCATTAAAGGGTGGATATAAAGCTCTTTTTGAAAATAAAAACTTAGTTAACAGACAAAGAGGCCTAAGCTTAGATTTTAATACCAAAACAATAGAAGAGCAAGGAGTAAAAGGTTTAATAACGGTACTAAAATGGATGCGTGGGCACCAAACCACTTCCGGAAAAATAGGCGGTGGTCGAATGCAGATATACGCTGGTGTTTCGGATTTTATTAATAACAATTTAAATACAATACCAGGTGTTAAAATAGAATACAAAACCGGGGGTGCAGGCGTGGTGATAACCAATGTATCTTACAAAGGCGAGACTGTTAAAGACTGGAAAAAACTTACATTAACACCCGCTCAGACAGCTACAAAAACGGTCAGCAAAGATGGTGTTAAAGCAAAAGCGCCTATTTCTAAAAAAACATTTGAAGAGCAATATGACCAAAGAGTAAAAGAAGCTAGGGAAGCTTGGGAAGTACTTACTGATTATCTATCTTACGTTAATGAAAACGGCAATAAATTAGACTGGGTCATGACAATGATGAGTCTTAAGAGTAACATGTCTAGTATGCTTAAGGCTGCTGCCCCTGTTAAATATTACCATACAGGCGCGCCAACTGCTAATTTAAGATATGAACACATGATACCTACTGAGTACATGGTTCTTAAGTTAACTCAGCATTTCAAAATTAAAAATATAGATTTAAATAAACTAAGAGACAAATACAACGTGGCTATTATCCCTGTAAAAATGGATGACAACTTTAACATATTGGTGCAGTCTCAAATGAATTCTAATTTTGATTTAGAAACAGACAGTGAAGTATTTAGATATTATAACAAAGGCACCTATGGCTTTAAAAACATGGAAGCGCTTGAGGTTATTGGCGGCAAAAATAAAGGAGAAGTTATAGGTGAAGGTTGGGTTAAATTTAATAAAGAAATTAATGCAGAAGAAGCTGCTAAAGCTATTGAAGAAGTAAAGCAGGTTGAAAGAGCTAAATTTAGTAAATCACCAAAAGCGGAAGAGCTAAGTAAAAAGTTTAACAATATACTTGAACGTAAAACAGGTGTTGAATCATTTAAAACTTTCTCCGCTGTACAAGCGCAAAAGCGTGGTGAAAAGAAAGGCAGGTTTAAATTCTTTGTTGCGCCTAGTGTTGATGATTTTAGAGGCTTAGTTAACTATGCGTTCGCTGGTAAGGGCAAACAGGGTGAAGCTGATATGAAATGGCTCGAGGATAACTTAATGACGCCTTACGCTAAAGGTGTAGCCGCTATTGATGGCATACGTCAACAAATTAAGCGTGACTTTAAATCTGCTGTTAAAGCTTTCCCTAAGCAATACCAGTTACTAAACAAAGAGATTGGCAAAACAGGTTTTACCTATGATCAAGCTGTTAGAGTTTACTTATGGGGTAAAGCTGGTATTAAAGTACCAGGCTTGTCTCAGAAAGATACGAAAATACTACAAGACGCTATTCGTGAAAATCCAGAGTTAATGGACTTTGCGGACGCAATGCTTGTTGTTGCTCGCCGCGATACTTGGATGGAACCTAGTGAATACTGGGCTGGTAATACGCTACTGTCGGACCTTAACAGCATGACCGAAAAAATTGGTCGTAAAAAATATTTAGAAGAGTTTATAGCAAACGCTGATGCAATATTCACCACGGAGAACCTAAATAAGATTGAGGCGTTGTACGGCAAAGCACATCGCGACGCAATTGAAGACTCTTTGTACTCAATGAAGAACGGCACAAACCGTAACGCGGGAGGCAATAAGCAGGTTAATGCATGGTTAAACTGGATTAACGGTTCTACAGGCGCAATCATGTTCTTTAACAGACGTTCTGCATTGTTACAGATGCTTTCGTTTACTAACTTTATAAACTGGTCTGACAATAACCCCGTTAAAGCAGCAGCTGCGTTTGCTAACCAAAAGCAATATTGGTCTGATTGGACTATGATATTTAACTCGGACAAGCTTAAAGAGCGTCGGGGTGGTTTAAAGCAAGACGTAAGTTCCGATGAAATTGCTAGTGTAGCTAACGCAAGTAAAAATAGCCCGCAAGCTATTTTAGCTAAGTTGTTACAATTAGGTTTTACACCCACTCAAATTGCGGATAGTATGGCTATTGCAACAGGTGGCGCTATGTATTACCGCAACCGCGTTAACGCTCTGATTAAGCAAGGCGTGTCACAAAAGGATGCAGAAGCGCAAGCGTTTATTGATTTTTCTAAAAAATCCGATGAAGCCCAGCAGTCCTCAGATCCGGCATTGGTGTCACAGCTGCAAAGAAGCACACTAGGGCGTCTTATATTCGCTTTTCAGAACACCCCTATGCAATATACCCGCTTAATGAAAAAGGCGGCGTTAGATTTAGCTAATAACAGAGGAGATTGGAAAGAAAACGTAAGTAAGATTGCTTATTACGGTGTAATACAAAACTTTATATTCTCAGCATTACAAAGCGCGTTGTTCGCTATGTTGCCTGGGTTTGATGATGATGAAGAGGATCTTACTGCTGCTGAGCTAGACAAGAAGAATGCTAAGGAAGAGCAAAAGATAACTAGAGTATTAAACAGCATGCTCGATACTGTACTTAAAGGCTCAGGTGTATATGGGGCGGTTTTCTCTACTGTTAAAAACATTATTAGAGAATACGATAAGCAAGAGAAAAAAGGTTTTATGTCCGATCATGCCTATACTGTTTTATCTTTATTTGATATATCGCCGCCTATCGGTTCTAAGGCTCGCAAAGTATACAGCGCAATTCAAACAAGGAAGTTTGAGAAAGATGAAATTGCAGCACGTGGCTGGGGAGTGGTAGCAGACGGAAGATTAGACTTAGGTCCTAATTGGACAATACTAGGCAAGGTTTTATCAGCTTCTATCAACTTGCCGCTCGATCGTGTGGTTGATGAACTTACTTCCGTGAGCGAAGCATTCGATGCACGCAACAAAGCGTGGCAGCGTATAGCATTAGGCTTAGGTTGGAAAACATGGGACGTAGGTGCTATAGAGGAAAACGCGGAAGCTATTAAAGAAGCCGCAAAGAAAGAGCGCAAAGAAGCTGGAATAGAAAAAGCGAAAGAAACTAGAGCTGCAAACAAAAAAACCAAGAGCAGGGGAAGAACTGTTAAAACAAGAGGGGGAAAAACACGATGAAATTATCAAAAAACTTAAGTGTTGCTGAGGTAATCAAATCAACTACGGCAAAAAGATGCGGCATCAATAATGAGCCTACAATAGAGCACTTGGAAAATTTAAAGGCAATTGCACTAAACATTTTCCAGCCAACGCGTAATTATTTTAACAAACCTATTTGCGTAACTTCCGGATATCGCAGTGAAGCTCTTAATGAGCGCATTGGTGGAAGTAAAACCTCTCAACATTCCAAAGGTCAAGCTCTTGACTTAGACGCCCAAGCATACGGCGGATTAACCAATAAAGAATTATTCCATTATATATCAGAGCATACTGATTTTGATCAGTTAATATGGGAGTTTGGCACAGAAGAAGAGCCAGACTGGGTACATGTTTCTTATGTCGATAACCGCACAAACCGTGGAGAAAGGTTAATAGCCTACAAAAAAGACGGCAAAACAAAATACAAGCACTTTAAATAGCATGGCAAAAGAAATTTCGGAAAACACAGTAGTAGGATTGTCTTTAAAAACTCTAGGCGCTATAATAGCCGGGGTAGGGGTAATTACGCTTGGGTATTTTGACCTACAAGCAGGTATTGAAGAAGCTAAGCTTTTGCCGCCCGCTGAAATTGGTAGAATGGAATACGATCTTAAAGATCAGTTAATCCGCGAAACAATAATGAACACACAGAATGACGTGAATGATATTAAGCAGCAGCTTGATAAAATGGAAAAAAGATTATTTGAAATGAAGTAAAATGAAAAACACAACCCTTTTATTAATCGCATTTACACTATGCTCGTTTGCTTCCGAAACTATTAGCAAGCGAGGTATAGTATTAGTGCATTATAATGCTGAATTCAACTCTGCAAACAATTATGTTGACGTTGTTAAAATTAAAGATGCTAAAATATTTAAAGCATCTATTGATGGCAACGCGGCTCTAAAACAAGACGAACGCATAAGATCGGTGCCTACGCTGGTGCTGTATAAAAATGGTAAAGAAATTACCAGGTGGGAAGCCGGTATTAATTTATCATTGAGTCATATAGACTACCGCGAAATACAAAAAGAAGTTGACCAGCTAACCGGGGCTAATAAGTTTTAAGCATGAAGAATCTACTTATAACATTTTTTATATCAACCTCAGCATTTGGGCAGGGATTATTAAAATACAGCACGTTTTACACAAGTGTGTACGGAGCGTCGCCAATGGAAGCACAGTCAGAGTACTTTGTTTCTCAAGGTGGGGACCTAATGGATATAACCATTGAAAACCCGTTTGATTATAGATATACATTTGGCATTCGCCGGGTTGCTCGTTACGATTACGAAAAAAGACAAAACCCCTTTTACGATGGCCATAACCAATCCACTACATCTTTATTTGCAACCGTTGGTGCAGTTAAAGGTTTTGAGTACCTATTTCAATTTGATCGTGGAAGACAGCAAGGCAATAATTATATAAACCAACGTTACTTTCTTAGATACCTTGCTAAGTATTGGATGCTAAAAGCTGAACTGTTTAATCAGGGCTTAGTTAATTTAAACTATACTCAGGTAGAAGCAAGAGGCCGGTTGCATGTTGGCGAACTAGATTTTAGTTTAGGTATTGCTGCTAGACAGCACCAAGCTTATGGTTACAATCCTATTGCAGAATATTTGGCTACCAACCCATGGTGGGATTTAGTTCGTGATATGGGATACGAGGATATTTATTATGGCATTGATTACGATAATGATGACGAAATAGACAATTTTGATTGGTATTGGCTGGATCCCGAGGGCAATAAAGTAGCTGACACTGATCTTGATTTTAGAAAATATATATATGGTGATATTGTAAATGCTTACAATGCAGAGCAACTTGCAGGCATAGGCGTTCTTGGATCGTTATCAGCTATAGTTGGTATCGATTACTATCACTATACTGAAAACTTTTGGATTCATTCATGGGCAAGTATGTTGCCCTGGCACACTCGTATAATAGGCGATCATATGTTTTCATATGAGCAATTTGCTGATGAGTTAGAAAACACAAATCATTTCATTCCAGGCCAATGGATCGACTACAACTTCGGTGGAGTTATAGGTTACAAGATAGGATTGAACTGGGGTATATTCGCAGAAGGCGAGTATATGAAATACTGGGATAAAGAAGTCTTTGAAATCAAAGCAGGTATTAATTACCAATTTAGATAATAAAAGTTATGTATAAACAAAATCCAAAATCGCCTGTATTAAAGGCGTTAAAAGGTAACCAAGGAAAGTTGCCGCAGCATTTGCAAGATGCAATTAAAGCCGCACCAGAATCTCCAGCTAAACAAACAAAAAGTATGCAGAAGATAAAGCGTACACCAGAAACTCCAGGAGAAAAGAAAGCGGCGCAGCGCGCGGCTCAAACAAGAATTTCTAGCGACTCAACTTACACTTACAACGCTTTAAGAAATGACACAAACTCTTGGATGAGTAAACCAGGTATGGGTGCAGGCGATGCAGCGGCAGAAAAAGCGGGCAGAATTGCACGTAAAAACGAAGCAAAAAGATCTCCAGCTAAGCAAACCACAGCAGGCGAATTTGCCTACGAGAAGTCTTTAAAAGATAAAGAGATGGGTAAAAGCACAAAAGTTGTAGACAAGTTTACATCAGCTCTTGAAGCACCGTTTAGTGATAAAACTTACAGCGAGCTAAAGAAAGAAAAGCGCGCTAAGCAGAAAGCTAAGTACAACGCTAAGTCGCCAGCTAAAAACTACAAAAAAGGATATTATGGCGTTTAAAATGTCATCACCCTTTAAGCTTAAAGATGCATGTTATCATAAGGTAAAAGCACAATACGATGTATTCCCCTCAGCTTATGCTTCTGGTGCTATTGCAAAGTGCAGAAAGAATAAGGGCAAAAAGAAAAAGTAATGTACACGCAAAGTAATTCCCCGTTCAAAAAAGTCAGAAAGACTAAAGAAGGTTTGGCCCTTAAACGTTGGTTTAAAGAAAAATGGGAAACACCTAGTGGTAAAGAAAACTACGAAGGCGGGGAAAATACTTTTAGACCTACTAAGCGCGTTTCAAAAGACACGCCCGCTACGTGGAGCGAATTAACTCCAGCGGAAAAAGCTAGAGCTCAAAAAGAAAAAAATACTAAAGGCAGAGTAAGCCGATACAAAAAAAATAAATAATGGCAAGAATACAGACTTACATTGTAGATACAGTACTATCAGATACTGATTTAATACTGGGCTCTAACGCGGATAACTCTTTAGACACGGTTAATTTTAAGTTAAGCGACGTTAAAGCTTATGTATTAGGCACCGGCGTTGTAACCAGTGTTTCCGGTACTGGAACAGTTAGCGGTTTAACCTTAACAGGAACGGTAACATCTTCTGGTAATTTAACACTAGGTGGAACCTTAGCTTTGACTAGCAGTGATATAACATCCGGGTTAGGGTTTACGCCTTATGATGCTGCAAACCCAGATGGTTTTACTAGCAACCCTAGCTACGACTACGGTGCTGTAGGCGCGGCTGGAAATATAAATATGGCACTAACCGGGTCAGACGGTAGCAACGATGTTGTGACTATACAGGCTGGTAATCACATTACCCTTACTGATAACGGTAGTAATACATTTACAATAGCTTCCACCGGTGGTGGTGGTGGTGGCGCGGGAGTTACTTCTTTTACCAATGTTAACGGACAATTTGTAAGCGCTGCGGTTTCTAATAGCGGTGCAACAGGCGCTGTTACTACGGGTGCGATAGACTTGTCAGCTACGGGAACACCTAGCTCAACCACATATTTAAGAGGTGACAACACGTGGGCAACACCTGCGGGCAGTGGCACAGTAACTGAGGTGACTGCGGAAGTCATTCCGAATACTAGCGCACTTGACGTTACTGTAGCAAATAGCACTGTTAATCCTAATATAAGCATTGCATGGCAGGGTCCTGACAATACTAGACTTGTCGCCGGAGATGGTACCTTAGTGTTACCTGTTATAACAGCAATAACAACCAACAATAGTAGCGGTGTTGCGACTCTTGCCAATAATGTACTAAACATACCGGATTATTCTGGGTCAAGCATAACATTAACCACCACAGGCACTACTGGCCCAGCTACACTTGCTGGAGGGGTATTGAATGTACCCAACTACTCGTCAAACCCCGGGGGTGGAACGGTTACAAGAGTAGGGGCTCTGAACGGAACATTTATAAGCAGTTCAAGTGCAGACATTACTGCCACTGGTGATTTAACTTATGATTTAAGCGCTACAGGAACACCTAGTGCAACATCTTTCTTAAGAGGTGATAATACATGGGCAACACCAGCGGGCAGCGGTACAGTAACCGAAGTAACCGGTGGTCAAACCGCATTTATACGGGTAATTACAGCTGACCCAGACACAACACCTGTGATTACTGCGTCATTAAACGCAACAGGGCAAACTCCTGACGCTGGTAACTTCCTGCGTGGCGACAACCAATGGGCAGATGCGATAATTTTAACCACTAACGGTACATCCGGGGCTGCTCAGTTTAACAGCACTACTGGAACATTAAATATACCGGAATACTTAGGCGTCGCTGTGCAAAGCGTAGGCGTGTCAATGCCTTCAGCCTTTACCGTTTCTAATTCACCTATAACAAGTCAAGGCACAATAGCTATTTCAGGCGCTGGAACTGGCGCGCAATATGTAAATGGATTAGGCGCGTTAGCAGCATTAAACACAATACCTACAAATATAAATTTAACAACCACAGGAACCAGTGGAGCGGCTACATTATCAAATAACAATTTAAATATACCACAATACGTTACTCCAGCAGCTGGATCAAACGGCGATGTACAATTTAATAGTAACGGTGCTTTTGCTGCAGAAGGTGAATTTAACTACGCAACATCCACAAACACTTTAACCATTGCAGGTGTTGTTAACCAACCTTCCTTAAAGCTTGCTAGCGCTCAGCAGACTACCCCATTCTCGGGTGCTTTATTATCTGAGATTGAGTCGTATTATTCTTCAACAGAAGTTGGTAAAATAAAATTTGTAGCTGACGGCAGTTTCAATCCAAGCAGCAGCCCTTCAAGATTAGAGATTGAAACAACCTCTGTTAACAGTACGGTTGCCGACACTAAGTTAGAAATAGCTAACAACGGCCAATTGCGCTTAAACAAATATGGGTCAAGCGCTCCTTTTTCAGGTGCACCTGTATCTTCTCTTGCTGTTGATGCTAACGGTTATGTTATAGAAAATGCTTTTTCTCGGCCAGCAAGTGCAACTAACATATCTTACAATACAAACTTAAATCCAGTGGCTAATCAATATAGTGTTGAAAGTGTAAGTAGCGGATCAATTGGAGCCCCTAGTGGCAATGGAAAAGTTAGAGTTCGCTACGTGACTTCAGCTGAGGCGCAAAATGTGCAGGAAATTACCGTTGCTAATAACCAACTTGACGGAACAAATAACGCCCTGGCGCTCCAGAACATGGCTGTTGGTGGAACAATTACTCTTAACCAAGTGGGTGGTGGCGCAAGCGGTATCCTTACGTACACTATTAAATCAAGAACTAACGAAACAGGTTATGTAAGATTTGACCTAGTATTTGTTAGCGGGAATGCTACTTATGTAATATTAACCACTACAACAGATGCCTTCACATTCACAGCGGATTATGAACATGCATTATCAGGGGGATACAATAGATTGTCAGTCACTAATGCCTCCGGGAGCACGACTAATAGGTTTAGAATGGCACCGCCAGCTGTCGCAACGCCTGGTCAAGAAATTATTGTTGAACTGAATAGGTCTAGTACGGCTGGTGCTAACATGATTCCTGCTTATGTAGTGCGCGATGGCAATAGCACTTTTCTGAAAACAAGATCTATTGTTGAAATCGAAGGTACAACTATAAATGTAATAAGCTTAGGCACTAACGATACAGCTATAATTAAATTCCAAGTCAACGTAATAGGCGGCGTTAAAGGTTTAACAGTTCTTGGTTCAAACCAAATGATTTATGCTTAAACTTTTAGCTGCTTTGCTTTTTAGCACAGCGCTATTAGGGCAAGAATGCCCTCCTTACCACAAAGTTACCAATTGGGAATACAACAATGACGTTAAGTACAACATAGCTTGGGCTAGCTGTTTTCACGCAGCGGCGATAGCGGCAAGCATGGAATACAAATCGTTCGAGGTGGGTACACACATAATGGGGGAGGGTCATCACAACACTGCTTATATTTTTACTAGCTACAACTTTAAACTAAATAAAAGCTTGAACCTATCATTAGGTAGCTTACATAGAATAAATAATAATCCTAGTTTGCTTTTAGGGCAATGGGGTGGTAGTGTGAGGATTTATAAACCAGTTTGGTTTATAGCGAGAGTATTGCAAATAAACAAAGACCTTAGTTACTTAAACGTAGGCATTAAATTAACAATATAAAAACAACAAAATGAGAAAAGGAATTGGACCTAATAATTTAGGGGCACCTAAAGCGGTGGGAAAAATGTACGGCGCTAAATCAGTAGCTAAAAAAGCCGATACTAAAAGTAACAAAGAAAAAGCTGCGATGGTCGCTGAAAAGCGGGCAGCTGGTAAAGACAGTGATTCTCTTCGCCGTAGCATGAAAGCGGAAGAGTTTAAAAAAGCTGGAGGTGCTAAAATATCACAAGGACAACCAGGGTTTAAAGAAGCTGTATCAATAGCTGAAGCGGCGGCGGAAAAAAGAATGCGCCGGGTAAATCCTAGCAATATGTAATAAATAAAAGGGGACCCGTTACTGGATCCCCTTTATTTTTTTAACCATCACAGGCAACGCAATCATCCATTGCAGCAGCGGCTAAATCGCCACGCAGCACTGATTCCGTCCTCGTATAATACAAGGTTTTGACACCTTGCTTCCAAGCTTCCATATGAACTTTGTTAATCCACTTTGGAGTAGCTTCAGAAGGGAAGGCTAGATTTAAACTAACCGATTGGTCAATGTACTGCTGCCGTATTCCGGCTTGCCTTACTAATTCCAGTTGGTTAATTTCTTTAAACGTTTTAAACACGTTCTTAACTGGCTCGTCCCAATCACCCATTAACAATCCATCGAGTTCTTCGATGTTCTGCACTGAGCCACCGTCGGCTAGGATTTGATTCCAGATCTTTTCAGTGTTTATCTCATTATCTTCTAAAACACTTTCAAGAACAGGGTTTCTACGTATGAAAGTACCCTTAGCACTTTGTTCTGTAAATACGTTTGCGGCCCACGGCTCAATACCTGGAGAAACGTTCCCAGCCAGTTTACTATTACTAACGGTAGGAGCAATAGCCCTAAGATGAGTGTTACGCATCCCAGTGCCGACACACCAAAGAGGTTCACCATAGACATCGGCCAGGTCCCTTGAAGCGCGTTCGCTTTCAATTTTGATTTGAGAGAATATTTTTCTTGTTTCATATTGTGCTGATAATCCTTCAAAAGGTATGCCTCTGTCTTGCAAATAAGTATGCCAGCCTAAGACGCCAAGACCCAATGGTCTGCCCTTAACTGCTGAGCGTATTGCATTTTCAAAACCACGCAAGCCTTTTGCTCGTTGTATAAATTCTTCCATAACACCATCTAAAAACCATGTAGCATGGTAAATAAGATCAGTGCCTTTCCATTCGTCGTACTTAGACAGGTTAAGCGAACTCAAACAACATACAAAGCTGTGTGACTCGTCTGTATGCAGTGTAATCTCACTACATATGTTTGTCATATGTACTTTTAAACCATTTGACTTATATGCTTCCGGATTGTTCTTATTAACGTTCCCTTTAAACATAATGTACGGTTCTCCAGTTGCTTTTCGCTTTCTAAGAAGTTTACTCCATCGAGTTCTCGCTTCTTTATCGCCTTGTTCAAGTCGTCGCATAAACTTATCACCAACAATTGCGCACTGATGGAGATTAAGCGATTGTCGGTTAACATCGCCCTTCGGTTCTCTGATTTCCAACCACTCTTCGAAATCAGGGTGTTCAATGTTGATGTTAACTGATGCTGCTCCTCTTCTAACAGATCCTTGATTAGTTGCAAGGATTGTTGAGTCATAGATTTTGCAAAAAGGTACGACTCCGTCTGATGTTCCATTTCCTGTAATTTTAGCTCCAGCGGGTCTTATCATATTAATGCCAACACCCACACCGCCACCGTGTTTTGCTAGCAACATCATTTCTAGGTTCTTAGAGCCGATATCTTGGATACTATCCGCGACATCAATTCCAAAGCAACTAATCGGTAAGCCTCTGTCGGTACCGGTATTTGAAAGTACAGGAGAAGCCAGGTTAAGCCAACCTTTCCATATGTAATCAAAAAATACATCTGCAAGTTCTGGCTTATATAATCTTCGCGCAACTGTTTTAGCTACACGTTCGTAAGCATCTCTTGGGGTCTCGCCTTGCAGCAAGTACCCACCAGAGATTGTTTTTCTGTATACTTCAGTATCACCCCATGCAGGGTAGTCTGTTCCTTTGATCCATTCGTTATTCCAAGTCTCTACCATATGTCTTCAAAATCTTCTCCTTCGTTAGCTTTAGAATAGTCTGTCGGTCTGATCGCAAAGAAATCAGTGTGTGTTACACCACCTGTTAAATGGTAAAACCAATCTAATTTTTTGGCCGATCCTTCCACATAAGGGAAATAATTGCCAAGGTCAATATAACCAAGCTCAACAAGCTTTTCATTTGTTCTCTTTTTAATAAAATTCTTTAAATCTTCAGCGGCTATGCCTTCAATATCACCAGCCTCAAACATCTTATCTATATAATCTTCTTCAAGTTTTATCATAGTGGATGCGGCATCAATAACATCTTTCCGGCATTGTTCCATTAATTCAGCGTCTTCTTCGCACATATGGCGAAACAATTGACACCCCATCTTGCTGTGCAATGACTCGTCTCTTACACTCCACTTCATTTGCTGCCCAATACCCTTAAGTAAATTGCGCAGTTGAAAAGAATACAAAACAGCAAAAGCCGAGTATAGACTAACGCCTTCCGCGAATGCACTGAACACAGCTAATGATTTAGCTATGCCTAACTTATCTGTGCCATCGTATGCGACTAGATTATCAAACCTAGAGGCTGTTGCGGGCTCGTGTAAGAAGGCTTCATAATCTTCTAGGCCTAACGTCTCATTGAGGTAACTATAAGCTACTGCGTGGACTGTTTCTTGCGAGCCGAACATCATGGCCATTTGCTGTATTTCGTGCTTTGGGAACCAGCCAACAACTTTTTGTGTCCAATAATCAGACACGGCACATTCTGTTTGTGCAAAACCTAAAAGTATGTTACCTACTAAGTTTTTTTCCTCAGGTGTAAGCTTCTCGTTCCAGTCTTTAATGTCGCTTTGCATTGATATTTCAGTGTGCAGCCAAAATGCCTGCGCTTGCTTTAGCCAACCTTCCGTGTAATATTCTGGATATTCAAAAGGTTTGTACGCTACTCGTTCGTTAAATAACCCCATTAGCGTTCTATTTGAAATGCAACATCAAAAAACGGCAGATAGAACACGTGCGACGTCATATCTTCTGCGTGGTAAGTTCGGGCGCCTATTAAGACACCCGGATAAAAACCTATTGAGATAGCCCAACCTTTACTCTTTTCGCTCATATTTGTTTATTTGTTCTATTAGTTCTTTATAAATTACTCTGCCGCGTACATCCCACGACCACTTAATCCATTTTTCTATCTTTCGCTCTGCGTACTTTTTCCTGGCGACTGCTTTTGTTTCTCCAGGATCAGTTGAATTGTCTCGTCGCATTCTTTCTGATTTTGTGGTTTATACAATGTGAACGGCTCTAGTTTGTTTTCAGCTATATGCTTTTTGAACAGCTTCCAGCGCATTGGGAATGATTCGTTAGCTCGTCCTTTAGTCTCAATGATAAAGTGCTTGCCTACGAAATCGGGGGTGTACTTAATGTTGAGGATTTTCTTATTTCCTCTATTAGTAAATTCGCCCTTACCGTTCCCCGTGCGCTCGTAACTTTCAAATGGGAAATCAAATGCTTGTTGCAATTCGAATGTTTCTCCTTCATATAATGCTGCTATTTTAGCTTTTCGTAAAGCCATGTACATATACTTTTCAAGCCCTGAGGCAAAGTTGATACCGTCATACGATACCTTCTTTGCTCTCACTGGTCCTTTCTTTCTACTATATTTCTTTTTCATATTACTCCTCGGAGCTCTGTGCTTCATATGTTTCTTTGGCTTTTTGTAAATACAAGACTGCATCCATGAGTTCTTCTTGTAAGTGATTAAGCCAAGCAAGCATTTCACTAGGATCGTCTTGCAACGTTACGCCGTACTTTTCAAAGCCGACATTTGATCGACCCACAAACTTTTGGCATACACGGCGTACAACTGGGTCACGGAATTGCATTGGCACGATAGTATCGTGTGATTTTATTGGATTCATAGTGTGCTGGTTTTAGATTGTAAGTAGTCAGAGAATGCATTGTTACTTGGCATTGTTTGTTTTACAAACGAGCCGTTGACCATAGAACCACGTCTATTAGAGATCTCATCGTAAGCAGACTCAATGCAATCTTCAATACGGACGCCTCCAAGGTGGGCAAGGTTGGTGAGAACAACAACGCAATCACCAATAGCATCAATAAACTCCTCGTTATCATCCCTAAGTACAGCTTGAGCAAGCTCTCCTGCTTCTTCATATAATTTAATTAATTGTGTCTTTGTATCGCCTTTAGCGTATATACCCCGATCATCTGCCCATCTGCGGATATCGCCAAATATAGTTTCACCAAAGTCTTCTTTTGAATGCACGACACTATTGTGGCGAGTTTTGTCAAATTCAAACATAGCCTTGTTGTAAATGTAACAACGCTCATTGTTGAAGCGTGATGTTAGTGCATTGTCAACAATCCACTTTACTAACGGCTTGTCTATTGTAACGCGATGTCCGTGCGGTGTTACCCAACTTAAACCTATGTTGTCCATAAGACGACCTTTTAGTTTGTTTAATGGTACAGGGAATGTTGTTGTTTGATCGGTAATGTTTACTCTCATTTGTTTTGGTTTAAAAAGGTTTTTGTATAATTCAGTGTCAACTCTATAGCCGTAAGACTTTTGAAGTTCTATCTCCAACTGTGATATCTCGTCGATATCTTCACCCGTAAATAGAACTTCGTATTCGTCTGGAGCGTAGCCTTGCTGCTCCGTTACTCTCTTATTAAGATTACGTGTTACGCCTATTTTTTTACCCGGTATGTGATAAATATAGTATGTCATTTTGTCTTATTTGCCAACCGATAGCGGTGCTGGTATCGCGGGCTTTGGGTTGTAGTTTTTAATGGTTATATCGCTGAACTCCGGAATGATCACCTCGTTGTGCATTGTGCTATACATGCCCTTGGCTAGTTCAAGCTCAGGCATATGCGCTGGCTGTACTCTAGCTAAGTATATTCTAGCTTGCTCTAAGTGATCGTTGTACAAATGGCAGTCGCCAAGTTGTGCAATTAGTTTGCCGGGTTTTAAGTTGTTGCCTTTGGCAATCATTTCAAGTAGCAAACCGTACATTGCAATGTCATAAGGCAAGCCTAAGAATACATCAGCGGAACGTTGTTGCCACATTAAATCAAGTTGCCCGTCGTTTACATACAGCTGAAAGCCATAATGGCACGGTGGTAATACCATATCAGGCATATCCGCGGGGTTCCAAGCGTTAACGATCATACGACGTGATGTTGGGTTGTTTCTCACATCGTCTAAAACATTAAACAACTGGTCTACGCCGTTAAAGTCTCGCCATTGTTTGCCGTATACAGGCCCTAGGGTCTCATCAGAGCGTCCTGAGCGATCGTAATCAGCATTCCAGTATGTAACGCCATTATCGCGAAGATATTGCATGTCAGTGCGTCCATTTGCAATCCATAGTAGTTCGTGAATGGCCATTTTGTGGTACACACGCTTGTTAGTTAGCAAAGGAAAACCTTCACTCATATCGTGCACAAGCATTCTACCAAACACTGAGCGCGTACCTGTACCTGTGCGGTCGTCTTTATGTGGCGCAAGTAGCAAGTCCATGATTAGTGACTCATATTGCTTTTCGATGTTTGTCATAATAGTATTTATAGTATTTGTAAATTTGCGGCCATAGCTCTTTAGCATGAAACGTTTCAGGGCTACGGCTTAATCTTCCCTGTATTATAATATCAATATAGAAGTATTGAGGGTTTGTTTTAACTTTTTCAGCGGCTAACGGTCCAATGACTATATTGTTCTTTAAGCACCAGCGCATAGCCTCAAATTCTTCAGGTGTTCTATAATAGTTACCAAAGTCTGTTTTCTTATTTTTGCTTTTGCCGAATCCACTGCCCATTATTCCCAGGGCATTTTAGCATCGAGCAAGTCTGCTGGGTTATCTATAGACAAATAGTCACCAGAGTCTGGTTGCCATTTAAAATGCGCCTCTGCACCATTCTCTCCAAGGTTTTGAAACTTAACTTTAAGCACTTTGCATTTAACAGTCTTTGCTTCGTAGTCTCTGTGAACGAGTAAGCCGTGGTAAGAAGCGTCGTACCACTCGCCGCCGCCTTTAATATTGTACATAGTTGGTTCCTCAATCTTACCATTTGCATCTTTATACATCTTAGTAGGGTGAGCAACAACAATAACGAGCACGTCGTACTTCTTAGCAAACGTTTCTATCTTCTGCAAATACTCAAGAGTATATACATTAACATCGCCTGACTGGTCATTTGATCGTACTTTATTGAACGGGTCAATAACCAAACACTTAATGCCTTTACGCTTTACTAGCTCAGCACCTTTCTTTAATACTGCTTCAAGCGTGTAGCGTTCCATGTCTATATGGAAGAAGTTAGTATTGCAATGGTCGGCTATTTGGTTCCATCTATCGCTGTATATATCAGCCGCGGTTGGCATTCCACCCCAGCATTTACGCATTAGCTTATGCGCATGCAAATATGTTGGTTGGTTTTCGGGTGATGCAAATGCCGTTTTCCATTCATAGTTGCGGTTGTAACCAACAACCATTCGGTCTACAAAATCCGACTTACCACTGGAAGGTATGCCTGTAACAGTAATAAACTGCCCAGTGTAAGTGCTGAAGATATCATCGAAGTTACTAAGGCCAATCTGAAAGCCGGGCTTAAAGCCATTGCGAACAAAGTCGGTGATTTCGTCTTCGATATCACGGAAGGTTGTAACGTTTTCAAGCGGAACGGGCTTTGCATTCGTAATTCTAGATACGAGTTTTTCTGGTCCATGCTTTATTAAATATTCATTAGCGTCCTTACAGTCATCAAACGTAGCTAAAAAACAAACCTCGGAGCCTAATCTACGAATAAGTTCGGTTTGTAATGCAACTCCCGCTTCGTCTGAGTCAGTAGCAAGTATGATTTTCTCTTTATCTTCAAAGTAATCAATACAAGCATCTAAGTAATCTAAATTGTTAGTATTAAGTGTAGCGCCGTTAGGTACTGATATTACGTTACTAATACCCGCTTCGTGCAGCGCTAGCACATCCATTTCTCCTTCTACAAGGATACAATACTCGTAACCTACAATACTATCTATATTGTAGAATACTTTTTCGGCACCCTTATATAATTTAAAGTTCTTTCTCCCATCACGATACTTAACGTTAATTAAGTTATCGCCCATGAAATAATTGAACTTTATAACATTCTCGGCTTTACCGGTCTGCGGCATATATTCACTGCCTTCAGTAACACGTAGCTCGTGTAACGTTTTGCGGGATATACCCCTTGTCTTAAACCACTCTTCTACTTTGCTACCCACCTCTTGAACAACAAAGGCTTCAGGCTTGACATATGTCTTTTCCGAAGTACCTTTGCGCTCGTAAGTGTGTAACTGAAATGATTTATCACAGTTATGACAAGTACCGAGACCACGTTCCCAATCGTAAGAAGCACATTTTTGCTTCTGGTTCTCGGGTTTTCTTGTAGAAGAACACAGAGGACAAGTCCCCTGCGTTTTACCTTCATCAAGACCATGCTGATTGAAGTTGTCAATCACAAATCCATTGATCTCTACTGTCTGCATTATATTAAATTGCGGATTTAATTAATATTAATCCTCTACTGAGGTTACTTTTCCATCTTTATCGTACGAGATGTGTACGAAATCTTCTTCGTACATATGATTAAAATGGTAGATCATCGACAGGTGCTGCTTGCGGTGGTGGCGGCGGCGCCATTCCTCCTGGTTGATCGGTTCTGGGTGCAGCGTCTACGTTTTGACCGTTGGACCACACCACCTTTGCATTACCTAAATAAACCTTCGGCATCTTAGCTTCACGTTCTTCTTTAGACTGCTCAATGATTAACGGTCCTTGATTACCAAACTGGTCAACTTCGTCGTTGAGCGTAATGGTTAGTGGTAAATACTTACCTTTCTTTCCTTCGATGATCTTTGATTTGTCGATCATGTTGAGGTTGATACTTGCTTTAATAATTGATGCCATACTTATAATGTTTGGTTAATAAAATAGTTTCTTGGTTCAAATTCTGGGTTGTCATAAAATAACTTGTAAGCCTCAATAGCGCGTTCGACTTTTTCTTTGCCACGTTCAATGAACTGTGGTGAGCAATCGAATATACCTATTTGATGCGTTTTCTTATCAATCGCAACGAAGACCATATCGTAACCGAATATCTTTTGGTAGATATACGCTTGGCTGTCGTAGTTGTACTTCGAAGCCGACCATCTAAAGTCGTCAAGCTTAGCTGTTGTCTTCAGGTCAACGATTAGTCCGTCGTCACGGTTGATAATATCCGCTTTGCCTTTCCAAGCAATGCCGTCGATTTCTGTAATACCTGGTAATTCGTATTCGCCATCGATCGGCCGGATCAAGCCGCGACATACATCGTTAGCGAGCACTTTGTCGATCATCACCTCAAGTTGGTCAACCTCATGCTGCAGCAAACACATTTCGCCGTTAGAGATTTCTTTATACTTTTTAGTGTTTCTCGTCGAAGACTCGATAATCTTGTACTTCTTGAGCTTGTTTGGTTCGAGGATAGCGGTGTGAAAATAACCGCCAACCAAGAACGCTGGTACTTGTTCTCTCGGTTTGCCAAGAGCTAATGGATCTCGAAGCAACGTGGAGATGTCACTGTTACTTA